AGCTTGTATCATCTCTCAATGCATCTTTTCGCACTTCGTATGAGCATTTTCTACATCCAATTCCAGATAAATGAACATTAGGTAATTGTTTAAATTTTCCGTGATCTTTGCAAATTATAATAACATTATCATTGGATGTTTTGTATTCAACTTCTGAATAATCATACATATCACCGTGTGTAATTCTGCATCTTTTTACAAATTCATCAGTTCCAATTCTTTTATTTTTCCCATTCGACAGTCGGGCGCATTTTTGACATCCCATGCCTCTGAGGTGATCGGATGCAAGTTGTTCAAATTCACCGTGTTTGGAACATATTATCTTAACTTTTTTTGAAGATGAAACATATTCGCTTAAACTGTAATTGTATTTTTCGCCATGTATCTCTTTAGATCGTTCTAAGAAATCACATTGGGATAGACGCTTGCTCATTATACATGTATTTATAAAGTATGATCTTTTTATGTCAAATTATTTTTAATAACATTAGGAAATAAGGAACATCGGAGGCTCAAAGTCACCATATCCACCTTCGACCAGCATTTGTTCCAATGCTTCTTTTTCTTTATTTCCTTCAGCTAGGATTGTATCTCCACTAAAATTTCCACCTCCAAGTAAAGAAACTCCAGTTATTTTTGTTAGGATTCTTCCCCACATAACTTTCGTTAATGCTATACTATAATCAAGAACCCATTTTTCTTTAATTATATCTCGGATTGGTTTCTCTACATAGCAAGACAACACACCATAGAATCTTGTATTTTTTGGTTGTGGGTACATTTTGAGATACTGTGTTCTTGGATCAAAATGCAGATCTCTTCTTATTGCTAAGAGCTTCTCTCTTGTATCAATCCAATCTTTCATAGTGTGCCATGAAAGAAGATCGAATCCATAATTACCCATCGCATAACTGAAATATGTCTGCTGTGCCAATGTTTGTTCCAATGTGAACAGTGTGTTGATACCAGTTGTGCTGCCTTCTTCAAAGTCGGTGACTGAGATTACTTTACGGTAATCCATCACATCATAATCAAACATGTTGTTATATTGAACAGCGTTTGCAACTGGTTGACACTGAGAAGAAATCACTCTCTGCGGTGACATCTTAAACACTGAGCTGAGTGATGGGCTATAATTTACAAACTCTTTATATATAAGATCATCAATCACTTGCATTTCATAGATGCCATCTGACGCAACTGCTGAACTCAATGAGCTGCTACTAGAAAAATATGATTGCGGTATTGATGTTAGTGATACATAGAGAGCTTTCGGAATATCAACTGTGAAGTCTGGATTTGATCTTGCTGGTTCTGCTAACCGCTGTGATAATGTGAATCCAGTGTTCGCCACCGTAAACAGGTGATCTAATCTCAACCCTTTATTCGGCTCATATAAATTGCTATCGAAAATTAAATATTCTCTTGTATAGCCCGCATACTTTGTGAAGAATTCAACAGACATTGATATTGCATCATATAATTGATCGGGGTGTATTTCCACATTGATGATGGGATGTCCCAACATTCTCATTATGCGTTCACCCAACTGTTGGTAACATTCAATTTTCGAATTGAGATTAGTTGACATGAATGCACTAATCGGAGTAATTTGACAAAGTTCGGACATGTTATTATTTAATGGTTATATTATTCTGGTTGACCTTCTCCTGTAGGTGGAGTTGTATTTGCCTCCCCGCCAAACGGTTCAGGCGTTTCTCCTCCACCAGCTTCAACTGCTGGTCCGCCACCAAACGGTGGTGGCATTTCGCTGCCACCTGAAGGCATTCCACCGCCTCCCATCGGAGGTGGTTCGGCACCACCCTCCACGGGCGCTGCTTGCGCTGTCATTTGAGCTTTCCAGCCCGGTCCCATTGCAGCGATCTGTTGAAGCTCCCACTGGAATTCAGCATCTTTTCTTCTAAACTCTCTATCAGCTAATATATCCTTGTCACTCCATTCTAGATATTTTTTCTTGGCGAAGATATCAGAAACATTCTGCGTACCGATAACACTGTTATACATGTCAACTTTTAATTGTTTCTTTTGATTTTCGCGCATCTCGAAGAATGTGCCGGGCTTGACAAATTCAATATCGATGTGTTGCTCTTCGATATCGTATTCTTCAAATTTTTCTCGTAATTTAAGATGTGTTATAAATCCTTTTTTAATGCCTGCTGCGAATTTTTGCTGTTGACGAACAATCATCTTGGCAAATTTCAATTCTTCATTCAGCATTTGAGAACCATCAGACACTCCAGAATCTTCTTTGAGTCTGTTGGTTGGGACTTTTAGAGAGCGGTATAATTTCTTCAGGAACCAATCCAGAACATCTAGATTGCCATCACTTGGTTGACCTCCAAATGTCTGAACATTTGTAGCTTCCTGTCCCTGTCTCTTAGCGAACCAATAACTATCCAACATGCTCTGCGGATTATATTTTTTAACGATGTCGTTTTGATCACTATCAAATGTTTTTGTTGACCAATATTGTTGTTGAAGTTTTCTCAAGTATGACTCCGCTTGAGGAACAGGCATTCTTCCTACATCGACATTGAAGATGAATCGAAGAGGAGCGTGTACAAGTCTATGAATGACAACACTGTCTTCGATCATGGAAAGCTGACGATATGAGCGTCTGCAATTTTCAATGAATGGAATTACGAAATCTTTAGTCTCGTTGTATTGTTCGTTATTGACATATATAATTTGATTCTCCTCAAAAGGTATATACTCATATCTCTCGATTTGCTTCTTGTCTTTAGAATCAAAAATTGGTTTTTTATACAAGAATCCCTTGATCAACATGTTCTGTATGTTGCCATACACTGGATCTATATTATCTGCTGGTAAATTTTGAACTGCTAAAATACCCTGTTTGGTATAATCCTTGTGAATGATATTCTCAAAGAATATTTCTCCTTCAATTAAAAATTGTCTAAAATAACGCCAACCTTTATTTTTTAAATCAAAGTACTCAATGAATTTGCTGAATTCATCATGCAAGTCTTCTTTTTCTGTTGATTTTAAATTATCATTTATGAAGTTTAAAACTACAATTTCTTTATTGTCATTGTAGTTGATACACTCATCGCAGATTTCATCCAAAGCATCAGCGACTTCTGAATACGCCGCAACCGTTCTATAGTCTCTGAGACGACCCGGTTTATCCTCAGATACAGTTGCGTACATGATGTCTCCGAAACTGGAATCATTGTGCATGAATCCATATGGAGTGTTATTGAATTCGCTGCTGAGAGCTATTGAATTTTTCGCAATAGCCTCCGGTCTTCGCATCCCAACCTTTTTGAAATACTTATATTTTGTATTTTTATTTTCGTCGGTGTCTAAAACGTCATAAGCATATGGCGATCTTGCTTTTAGAAATGATGTCATAGATCTATCAAAAGTTGATGATCTTCCATCTCTAGCTACAAAATTTTTATTGTTGCTTTGGGTGCTTGAACTATCGGAGCCTGCCATATATCTTATTTAGATAATATTTAGATTAAAAGGCCAATAAGTCCACCCTGCACTATTAGAAGTTACAAAAGTAAAATTATTAAGCGCTGAAAGTGAATTTACAGGAAGATTTATTCTAGCTGTGTTGTCAGATTCAACTGTGATTAATGAATCTGGCAAACGATAAGCTGATATTGTCGGGAAATTATCCATTTTAATTTCTTCGAATGTTCCGATGGAATAATTTGAATTTGAACTCAAATACCAACTATTTGTATAGCTAAATCTCTTACCCAATATTAAAAACGAATTATCGTAATTTGATCTGATGGTTATCGGTTCTGTAATTGGTAATATGGTTGCAGATCTGGCATAATACAAATTCGTGAATGTTGGATATGCTGATATGGATATAGTTTCACTCTCGGTGTATTTTGCTGATAGTGCGGGGTAGCTATCATACACACTCAAACGACCAGCTAAACTAGCATTTATAAATTTATTATCTATTTTATAAATTATACCTTCTGGATTAACGGTGGGTGGGAATAACCATCCCTTGATCGTAAAGTTGGCGTCTGCTGTGATTCTATATTTGTCATCTTTTGAAAGCGTAGTTGGAGCGGAATATGAAACGCTTCCAGCCCACTCAACTTGGATTCGCAATTCATCAATGAAATTGAATCCAAATTCCTCTGGAATTTTCCAAGAAACTACAAAATACGGATTACAAACAGTTGCGAAATTTTGAACTATCTGATCAATATCTTCTTTATATTTTGCAATAATGGAAACTTTAACATCCATCGTGACCGGTATTGGAGTTGGCAACTTACCCATTCGGGTGTTGTCATTCGCCATCGGTCTGTATATGTTTTGATGCTTGTGTACTACTCTGTCTGGATCTCTAGCAAGTCCAGTTTGTTCAATTGCAACGACTGGCAATGTTAGATTTTTTTCTTTGGATACAATATCATGAATTACTCGATGCTTTGGTCCATGAACATACCGAACATCTATTCTACTTTCGCTTTGTTTTGTAACTTGATTGTATCTATATATAAACGCATCGTCGAATGCTGCGGTGAACAGCATAAGCATGTCTATTTGTTCTCTATGATATGAGTATTGTATCACTCAAATATTTAAGAGAAACGATGGCTTATCGCGTTATTGAAGTCTATCTAAGAAATATCTTGGCAACTTTTTCTTATTTTTTGCAATAGAATCAAAAATACCACCATCTAGAATGTATGTGACACATTCATCACTTTCACTTCGAACACCTCGTCCACAAGCCTGTACGAGAGTACACAGCATCTTATTCACATACCAAGATGCATCGATTTTCATCATTTTCTCAATTCTCGACTCCTTTGTTGGAAGCCAAGGTGCTTTCATGACAATTTGAAACATAGCTAGATCTCCCTTCAGGTCAACACCATATGTCATCGATGGTGAGACCAATACAGTGCCTTTACTTGATTGCGTGTGTTTTTCTAGAATGTCTTCATTTTTAACACCGGCTTCTCGGCAAAGCAATCTATCGCTTTTTACATTATCTCTAATGTAGTCAGTGATGTATTGAGTGTGAGTGTGGATAATTCCCTTCTGACCAGCGTGTTCTTCCAATATTCCCTCAATCTGCTTGCAAATTGTAGGCAGAAGAGATTTCAAATTCTGGAAATTTATTTTTTGCTTGGCGAGAATATAAATGGGAGATTTCGAAGCTTCGAAATTTGAATCTACTTCTATGTAATTATAATTTTGAATGCCTAGAGTTCTGGCAAATGACGATGGATCGATGATTGTAGCACTGAGCAAAATAACATGATCAGCATTGTCAAACAGATACTTGCTGAGTTTATCAACCTTGAGTGGTGTGAATTTAATAGCTTTGTCAACTCTATCTACGATATATTGACTATCGTAGTATGTCGATATCAACAAATCAATACTAGCCTGTAGTCTTTGAAGCTTGTTACACTCTCCATTTTTCTTGTGGAATTCTGAATCTTTATTCTTCTTATTTTTTAGATATTCCATGTATGAGCTGACATTGGATGCAATTGAAGCTGACAATTTCGTCAGCCAATTGAGTATACTGATAGCCTTATCATCCGAAGGAAATGCAGAGACTGAGGTTTCAGTCTTCATCAAAAATGGAATATCAATCTCGCAAGTAAACTGATTGACAAGTTGTTCTTCCAATTCACTCGCTTCATCAAGCACTAGAATTTTACGACGCTTGAGATGTTCAGGCAGAGAGAAATACATGCTGTAGTTCAGAGTAGCAAATGAACTTTTCAACATGGAGTTTCGATCATTGTAATATGTGCAACGATTACACTCCCAGCATTCTTTCTTCAATCCCTTGACATACAAACAAGGAGCATTGTCAACACTGACTTCTGGATCGTATTCACACTGATAATTACTTTTCCCTTTCAACAGAGTTGCAAAATCGAAACTTTCTTTGTATTGATCTTGAAGAGATTTGGTGATGGTCAATGCATACACACCGAACGGTTCAACTTCGTTGACGAATTCAACTGCATCGTCATGAAAAATACTGTAATTATTGACCTTCTCCTTCCATTCGTCAGAAGGACCACCGGCATAGTTTGCCAATGTTGGAGCGAAAAACGATTTACCAGATCCTGTTGGCGCATTACAGATAATGAACTTTTCATTATTCGCAATACTCTTCTCAATAGCATTGAGGATCTTGACCTGATTATCATTTGGCTGATACGGCTCGGGGAAGTTTAAAATCAATTTTGACATCGGGGTCAGTCTAGTCGATTTTCAGGCAATGTCAATCACCATTCGCAACGATGGTCAAATATCGGTTGTGAATCTTCGCAGCGTTGCTCTTGTCGCAAAGCAGCAACTTGTAATACATTTCGTCCTTGAATGGACAGAACGCGCTCAAGCAATAATCAAACATCACACCACCGTTTATTTTTTTAATTTTATACGGATACGGCAATTCGTAATCTTTTTCAGCTCCATTCACTGATAATTTAAATTTAATGAAGAATTGTTTAGTATTGAAGATTTGCATTTTACCAGTTCTTAAAACCTTGTTATCTATCTTAAAAGTAACATTTTTAAGAACTAACTTTTTCAATTCATCTTCTACGTGATCCATCATAATTATATAGTGTTTCTGAAATTTTCTTTTTGATCCGCTGTCATGGTATATAAATTATCATTGAAATATTTCCAGAAAGTATCATTCGCTGGGAATTGATTCACTAAAAAACAAGCATCCATGGAAACATTCCGATAGTCTTGCATAAAAATATCCCATGTAACCACGACATTATGTTTAACATCATCTATTTTCTTGGGGCCTTTTTGGGGCCTGAATCCTAAAGATGTTTTACCATTCAATGAATTTAAAAGCGATCTGGATTTAGTACACAGCATTCGACATATTAATTTATTTCGATGTTTTGTGCGCTCAGGTCGTCTTCTAAAGAAGATGATTTCACAAACATTAAATGCTAAGAGAACTTCCAGTTCTACTCTATCAACCTTTCTCATTCAATTTACAAATTCCAAACATTCTTTGTTCATTGATGAATAACCCATTTTTAAGTTTTCCATATCCCTCAACTTCCAAATTGGTGATTGGAATACCCATATTGTTCGGGAATACTACAATCTCACCAACACTGGTATACCTCACATTGGGTCCGATAAGAACTACAGTTCCTTTTCTCCAAGCATTGTGAACTTGGTTGATCGGAACTGCGATTCCTCCTCTGAGGATGTATTCAGAGCCATCCTCGGCTCCATGAACATCGCAGTATTCAATTAAAATAACATCATCAAATACTTTTGATAATTTGTAATCATCTAATCCGAAATCGCTCGGAAGTGCGCGATCTGCTAAATCAATATGGGACTTTTGTGGCGTTAATATATCTACGGATACTGACATACATACATTTAATTATACATTAGTATTTGTCAATAATTCCCATTCTTTTATAGAATAAAAATCAGGTATTTGTTTTTGCGCTTCGTCTTTATTTTGCGTTTTCTTAGGACGCTTAATATAATTTATTTTCTTTCTTTTAACTTTAGGAATCACATGTTCGAAAAACTTATACTGCTCTTCCGGGGTTTTAAAGATTGAATGGTATGTATTTGTAGTTTCGTTGATGTAATCAACATAATCGCAATTTCCATAAAATGAAAAATACCGATTCACCATATAAGGAGAGAATTCGTCAAGTGCGCCTGCGTCGATTTGGGGGTTCGGTTTTTCGAACAGTATGTGGTTAATTGCGTTGAACATCTGAAATTGAGATCTTACCAAGACCTTCGTGTTTTACAATGATGTTTTTTCCTTCTTTTTTGTACAATTCGTCCAACATCACAAATTTATTATACTCTTCAAAATCTGGAATTATATTGTATATTTTTCCAACTAAATCTAACTCAACAAGTTGATCAAATGCTATTTTAATTATGGCAGATTCTGATGTACATGTTGTGTGATAATTCAATCCTCCAAAATTATAAACATAATCTATATTAGATGAATCATCTCCTATTAGTTTATTTGATAACTTGTCATAAAATTCAGTATCTTCCCCGCTCAATACATCAATCTCATACCCACCAACACTGAAAAATGCTGATCTTGTAAACGATATCGCATTCGGTGGATTTCCAGCAACTATAAATTCATTACCATATACGACATAAGATTTTAAATTTGTATATGATGATATCGTCGGATTTTCAATGTGTTTCAAAACATGATTTGTTATTCTTTTAGGTAAAAATATATCATCATCATCGTGCGGCATATAAATATCATACTTTTGAAAGTTAACAGCTATATTTCTTTTATCACCTAATAAAATTTTCCTATTGAGATTTATACAAGTTACATTTTCATAGTCGCATGTTAATGTTATATTTTTATCATCATTTATTATAAGTAAATGTTTATCAGAATAATCCTGACTTAAAAAACTAGCAAGCAGCCGTCCCAAAAATGGGATTCTACCGTATGTTGGGCAAGTTACTAATACTTTCATAAAATTTTTAATTTAATAAAATCAGATCTGTAAATGTCATCATGGTTTTCGAAATTTAACCCAAACCATCTTTCTGGGACAATTATTTGTTTATTTGGATGCCCCAGTAAACTAGCCCACCATGAGAATGATGAATTACTACAAACTATTTTCGTATATTTGGACATCAGACTTAAATCATGTAAATCTGATTCAGTTTTTTGTATATCAAATTCATATCCGTTGAACTCTTCGGATACATACTCTGGAGAATCAGTAAATACATGTATTTTATACTTGTCTCTAAATTTATCAAATAGAACATTGAAATACTCAGTCGTGCAAACATGGTGTATATCTGGATATCTCAGATAATCCCCTCGTCTTATATGAAAAGCTATAGTGTTATCAGCATCAAATTCAACATTTGGTAATGTCAATTTGGATATTAATTCATCCTTATAATCTTGAAAATTTTTCATTGATTGAAAGTATCCATGCAGCGCAACACTACCTTCCACATTCGGTAACGGATCGTA